AGAAAATAATATTTCTTTATTTATTCAGTATATGATATCTAGAAAAAAACAAAGATACTTGGTCCCTAAAAGTCAAATTATGTTTCTAAAAGATATAGGTTCTAATGCTAACGTTTTTCAGGAGTACGGTTGGAAAAATACAGGAACACTTTTTAAAGCACATCTTCTTAGTTATGCTATAGAGTATTGTAAAGAAGAATTAGATCAAGAACTTAAAACAGATGGTACAGTTGTAAAGACAACTTATGGTATTGAACGTATTCCTGATCCTATGTTAATTACAGAAATGAGAGAATATGCATATGGTGTCAACGTGGATAGGTTAGTATCCTTTGCAGCATTAGTTGCTTTTGTGCATATACAACAATCAAATAGAGGATATACTAAGAGAACAATTATGGATGATGCAGCTAAAAACTTGCAAAAGTCAGAAAATTTGTTTAAATTAAATAGTAGTCCATTTCGTCATATGGGTAAATCTTTTTACAAGGGGTCAAATCAAGTTAAAAGATCCCCATTTAAAAATTTTAAATAATAGTTATGCAAGTATATAATGCGTTACAGATAAAAAAAGGAGCTAAGATAGAAAAGAATCGTATGGGTAGTGTTATGCAACCTTTACAATTTATTCCTAAAAATGATAAAAATGAAGAATGGGCTGCTTGGAATCTAGACTGGTTAGAGTGGAATGGTCAAAAACAGATTAGAAGAAATGCCAGAAGGTTAATGAAAAATTATAAACTTGCCAAAGGTGTTATAGACAAATCTGATTATATAGTTGAAGAAAATAATGAATATAAAGATATAGTAGAGATCTTAACTAAAGAAGATGCATCTGCATTAGAACTAAAATTCTATCCGATAATTCCTAATGTTATTAATGTTCTAGTAGCTGAATTTGCAAAAAGATCAACTAAACTTACATACCGTGCTGTTGATGAGTTTTCATATAATGAAATGCTTGATCAAAAAATGAAAATGGTAGAAGAAACTTTACTTGCAGATGCTCAAGTAAAACTAACTGCAGCATTACTAGAACAAGGTTTAGATATAGCTTCACCCGAAGCACAAGAACAATTGAATCCAGAAAAATTAAAAACACTTCCTGAGATAGAACAATTTTTTAAAAAAGATTATAGATCTATGATAGAAGAATGGGCATCTCATCAGCATAAGGTAGATGTTGAAAGATTTAAGATGGATGAACTTGAAGAAAGAGGTTTCCGTGACATGCTAATTACAGATAGAGAGTTCTGGCATTTTCATATGATGGAAGATGATTATTTAATTGAGCTTTGGAATCCTGTTGTAACATTTTATCATAAATCTCCTGACAATAGATATATATCTGAAGGCAATTGGGTTGGTAAAATAGATATGCTTACAATAGCAGATGTTATAGATAAGTATGGTTATTTAATGACAGAAGAACAACTAGAAAGTTTAGAAGCTGTGTATCCAGTTAGATCTGCCGGTTATAATATTGGTGGTATGCAGAATGATGGTTCTTTTTATGATGGCACCAAATCTCATGATTGGAATACAAATATGCCATCACTTGGAATGCGGCAATATACTTCTGCAATGACAGGTAATGTAATCAATGACGGAGATATTATAAATGAAATATTAACTGAAGGAGATGATTACTTTGATGAAGGTTCAGCTTATTTATTAAGAGTAACTACCGGATATTGGAAATCTCAAAAAAAAGTAGGTCATCTTACTAAAGTTACAGATAATGGAGAAGTAACTACTGAAATAATAACAGAGGATTACAAAGTAATTGATAGTCCTGTTTATGATACTAGATTGTTTAAAAATAAAACAAAGGATAATATTGTATTTGGTGAACATATAGATTGGATTTGGATTAATGAAGTTTGGGGTGGTGTAAAAGTTGGACCAAATATGCCTTCATTTTGGGGTATGGATAATCCTGGTGGATTTTCACCAATGTATCTTGGTATAAATAAAAATCATGTTGGTCCACTTAGATTTCAATTTAAAGGTGATAGCAGTATTTATGGTTGTAAATTGCCTGTAGAAGGTTCTGTATTTTCAGATAGAAATACTAAATCAACTGCTTTAATTGATTTAATGAAGCCTTACCAGATTGGTTATAATATAGTCAATAATCAAATTGCAGATATTTTAGTTGATGAACTTGGTACTATTATTATGCTTGATCAAAATACTTTACCTAGACATTCATTAGGAGAAGATTGGGGTAAGAATAATTTAGCTAAAGCATATGTAGCAATGAAAAACTTTCAGATGCTTCCTCTAGATACATCTATTACAAACACAGAGAATGCATTAAATTTTCAACATTTTCAAAAATTAGATCTTTCACAAACAGAAAGATTAATGGGTAGAGTACAATTAGCTAATCACTTTAAAAATCAAGCTTATGAAGTCATAGGAGTAAATCCTCAAAGAATGGGACAACAATTATCTCAAATGACTGCTACTGGAGTAGAACAGGCTGCGGCAGCTTCTTATGCACAAACAGAAATGTTCTTTATACAACACTGTGATTATTTAATGCCTAGAGTTCATCAAATGAGAACTGATGTTGCTCAATATTATCATTCAACTAAACCATCTAATAGGTTAACATATATCACAAGTAATGATGAAAAAGTAAATTTCCAAATAAATGGAACTGATTTATTACTAAGAGATCTGAATATATTTGCATCTACAACAGCTAATCATAGATCTGTCTTAGAACAACTTAAGCAAATGGCTATGACTAATAATACTGCTGGTGCAAGTATTTATGATTTAGGTAGAATTGTACAATCAGATAGTATTGGTCAACTTAATAATGTTCTTAGGGATTCTGAATCTAAAGTACAAGCACAAAAACAATCTGAATTACAACAACAACAACAAATGCAAGAACAACAGTTACAAGCTAAAGCTGAAGAGCAAAAATTAAAAATGGATCATGATTCAATGGAAGCTGAAAAAAATAGACAAAAAGATATATTAATTGCAGAAATTAGAGCAGCTGGTTATGGTGCTATGGCAGATGTTAATAAAAATGAAATTTCTGATTTTCAAGATTCTATGAAAGATATTAGACAAAGTGATCAATATGAGCAACAAACAAGTTTGCAAAATTTAAAACAAGCAAATGAAAATGGTAGACAAAATCAAAAAATGACAATTGAAAGAGAAAAAATAGAAGCTCAAAAAGAAATAGCCGATAAGCAATTACAAGTAGCAAAAGAAAACAAAAATAAGTTTGATTCAAAAATAAATAAAACAAAAAAATAAACTTAGCTATATAATGTAAAAAAGTTTTTAAATTGTTTTAAATCTTTCAAGTTTATTTTGTATATTATTATGTAACCATTAAAAACCAACAAATGGAAGAAAATAAAAAAAATCCTGATGAACAGGTAAATGTTTCTACAACGGTAGAACAAGTAGATGTAAATATTGATGAATTATTTGGAATACCTGGAGCAGAAAATATAATGCTTCCTGAAAATTCTGAAAAACCAGAAAAAAAATCTTTATTTACAAAAGAAGTAACAGATCTTACGTTCCTTGACAATACTGCTTCTGAAGATAAAATTAAAGAAGTAGAACAGAAAAAAGAGGTTGAAGAAACCATTGCTGAATTAGATGAGCTAATTTCTCAAGAAGAAGATGCTGGTAATAAAGGACGACCAAAAATAGATAAATCTGCACTTGCTGAATTAGCAAGTAAAATGATTGAAGAAGGTTCTTTAGTACCATTTGATGATGATAAAGATTTAGAAGAGTACACTACTAAAGACTTTAGAGAATTGTTTGAAGCAAACTTTCAAGAAAGAGAAGCTCAAGTAAGAGAAAATGTTCCAATTGAGTTTTTTAATTCACTTCCTGAAGAACTTCAGATTGCAGCAAAATATGTAGCTGATGGTGGACAAGATCTAAAAGGTTTATTTAGAACACTAGCTCATGTAGAAGAAATGAGACAACTTGATACATCTGATGAATATGATCAAGCAGAGATTGCAAGACAATATTTACATGCTACAAATTTTGGAACAGCAGAAGAAATAGAATCTGAAATTCAAGATTGGACTGATATAGGTAAATTAGAACAAAAAGCTAATCAATTTAAACCTAAATTAGATAGAATGCAAGAAGAAATTATTGCAAGAGAATTAGCACAACAAGAACAAAAGAAAGAAATGCAAGAAAAACAAGCAAAGACGTATACAAATAATATATATAATACTCTTTCAATTGGTGAACTTGGTGGTATAAAATTAGATAAGAAAACACAAAGTCTTTTATATTCAGGATTAGTTCAACCAAACTATCCTTCAATCTCTGGAAAACCTACAAATTTACTAGGACACCTTTTAGAAAAGTATCAATTTGTAGATCCAAGACATGATCTTATTGCTGAAGCACTTTGGTTACTTGCAGATCCCGATGGTTATAAAAACAAAGTAAGAGATCAGGGAAGCAAACTAGCTACAGAAAAAACAGTAAGACAATTAAAAACAGAAGAATCTAGAAAAAATAGTTCTTCAAGTTATGAAGAACCAGAAGAAACAAAAAAAGGATCTGTTAGATCTTCACAACAAAAAACTATCTCACGAACAAATATGTTTAAGAGATTTTAATTAGTAACAATTTAAATTAATATATAAAATGGCAACTCCAGTTTTAAACAATGGTATATTCCTCAGAGATACCGCTTACAATGCAAGTTCCCATGTGGATTCATACCACCTGGTGAATATGCTAAAAGATGCTGAACCTATGGATTTAGGTCCAGTAGACTTATGGGCTATGACTCAAAAAGTTGAAATGCCCCTCTATCAAATGTCATCATTTGGTGGTAAAAATGTAATCAATGTTGATAATGCTCGTGGAGAGTATAGATGGCAGACTCCTGTCGCTAATGATCTTCCTTACATTATTGAAGACATTGAACCAAATAATGCTTTTAAAGGTACAGATGGTTCTACTTTCCGTATTAAACTTAGCAGACGTGAGTTTGGACATGGTGATATCATCACTTATGACAAATACAACGGAGTTGAGATGTACATTACAGATGAAGATATTCTTCCTATAGGAGATGGTTTTATCTATACTGTTCAATTAGTTAACAATGATAACTTTAAATTTCTTGAGTCTAAGTATTTAACAAATGGTACTAAGGTATTTCGTAAAGGTTCTGCTCGTGGTGAATATGGAGAAAGATTCTCTGATATTACAACAAGAACTGGATTCCGTGAATTCTATAACTTTGTTGGTGGTGCAGAAGCTCATGTTCATTACTCAGTATCTTCTCGTGCAGACTTGATGATTAAAGGTGGAATGAATGCAGATGGTACAGTTCCTGTAACTGAGATCTGGAGAAACTTTAATGCTAACAATGATCCTTCTATTTCTTCATTAGAAGACATGGTTAAAGTTATGGGTAAAGATAAAGTAAAGAAAGCATTTGATAATGGTGATCTTTCTAGAACTTTCTTAACTCAAATGGAAGCTGCTCACTTATCTAAAGTTGCAACTGACATTGAAACTTACCTAATGTGGGGACAAGGTGGTAGAGTTCGTCAAGATGGTCCAGATGATATTAGATTATCTGTGGGTCTTTGGAGACAATTGGATAACTCTTTCAAAAGAGTATACAACAAAAATAACTTTACACTTGATTTGTTCCGTGGAGAAATTTATAATTTCTTTAATGGTAAAGTTGAGTTTCAAGGTCCAGATCCAAAAAGATCTCTAGTAGTTCAAACTGGTATGGGTGGAATGAGAATGGTAAATGAAGCTATTAAGAGAGAAGCTGTTGCTTCTGGTCTTTTGATTCAGGCTGCTGACATTGGTGCTATCACTGGTAAAGGTATGGACTTGAACTTTGGATTTGCTTATACTTCATATGTGATTCCATTCTTGGCAAATGTTAAGTTTGTATTGAACCCAGCATTTGATAACATTCATACAAATGATATTGAGAACCCAATTATTGATGGTTTCCCATTGTCTTCTTATAGTTATATTATCTTTGACATTACTGATAATACTAATGACAATATCTACTTATTGAAGTTGTCTTGGGATAATCAATTAAAGTGGTGGTATCAAAATGGAACTATGGATTATATGGGACGTTCTCAAGGATTCCAGTCTTCTGGACAATTCAATGGATACCGTGTAATGATGTCTCAAACAATGCCAGCTATTTGGGTTAAAGATCCAACTAAAGTTCTTAAAATTGTTATGAGAAATCCAGTAACAGGTGGATCATTCTAATATAAATAATATCAACTAGAAAGGATGGGGAGGGGGAAACTCCTCCCTTTTTTTTAAATTTAATAACCAACAAATAAAAACCAACAAAACAATGGAAACAACAAATTTTACAATGGTAGAGGTAGGAGTAGGAAGTATTAAAAAAACTTCTATTGCCGTTAGACCTTACTTTGACAAACAATCAACTAACATGGGTTTAGAAGATTATGGTATGAGTCTCTTTGATGGAGTAACTCATAATGAGCAACTTGCATGTCTTGAAGCCAATGGGGTTATAAGATATATTACAGGGCTCAATGAATTTTCACCTGAGATTAAACTTTTATCTACTGAAGTAAGAGAAGCAAGAATTAGAGAAATAAGAAGTTCGGTAGCTGAATTAGAAAAAGAATTAGCTTCAAATATTATTGATCCTGATGATAAAGATTTTTGGAATCAAGTAGTACTTCTTAAACCTAATAATACAGAATTCTGGAATAAAATAGAAATGTCATGTGGTAATGAAGCTATATATTTAGATCCATTAAAGCCATTTGATAGAATCAAACTTCATGCTATTGAAGCAGGAGGATTTGCAATGATTGCAAAAAGTTATGAAGATGCAAGATCAAAAGCAGTTCCACCTAAATTTTACTTAGATAAAGAAGAAGAAACAGTAATGGTAAGAACAGAGTACAAGAAACTCCGTAACAAAGCTTTATCTGAACTTCAAAAATTATATGATAAAAATAGTACTAAACTATTCTACATAGCAAAAGTAGTAGATGCAAACAGTACACAATATAGAAAATCTACACCTCTAGATATCATTTATGAAAATATGGATAAATATATTTCTGGTGAAGGAGCTGAATCTAATAAAGAAAGAGCAGCAAAAACATTCATGGATGCTACAAATTTAGACATGGAAACATTAAAAATTAAATCAATTGTTCGTGATTCCAGTTTTTTTAAGTATATTGTAAGTAAGCCTGATGGATATATTTACCATACTAAACTAAATGCTTTACTTGGTAGAAATGTATCAGATGTAATTGAACACTTAAAAAATCCACTACATGAGGATATTTTAAAAGATTTAATTCAAGCTTGTGAGAAATATTGGAACTCTTAAAACAAAAATAAAATGAAAACTAAAATGATAATGGTAAAAAAAGGTAACAAAATGGTTCCTGATTTTGCAGCAGATCGTAAAGGTAAAATGAAAATGGGTGGTCCTAAAATGAAAAAAATGGGAGCTGGTGGAATGCACATGATGCCTGATGGAACAATGATGAAAGATTCAATGATGAAAAAAGGTGGTGCTAAACCTAAAATGATGACTGATGGTGCTAAACCTAAAGCAATGTATGGTAAAGTAATGAAGCCAGCAATGATGAAAAAAGGCGGGGTTAAAAAGAAATAGTAATGGCTGTTAAAAAAGCTACTAAAAGTAAAGTAAACCAGGCTGGTGTATATACTAAGCCTGGTATGCGTGAGACTATATTTAAAAGAATCAAAGCTGGTAGTAAAGGTGGAGATCCTGGAGAGTGGTCTGCTAGAAAAGCACAACTAATGGCTAAGGAGTATAAAGCTTCTGGTGGTGGATATAAAACTAAGAAGTAATGGCAAAAGATCCTCAACAAAGTCTTAGAGATTGGTCTGCACAAAAGTGGATGACCTCTGGAACTGCAGCTAATAAAAAGAAAGGATCTTCTAAAGAAGTAAAGTCAAAGGGTAAAAAAAGATATTTACCTGAAGCTGCTTGGTCAGAATTATCTTCAGGAGAAAAAGCTGCTACTAATAAAGCTAAAGCTAAAGGTAATAGCAAAGGAAAACAATTTGTTAAGCAACCAAAAAATATTGCAGCAAAAGCAGCAAGACATAGATAACATGGCAAAGACAAAAGCACAACAAGCAGCAATAGCTATCTCAATGAAGAAAGCTGGTAAAACACCTAAAATGGCTAAAGGTGGTACTGCTAAAAGTTGCTGGCCTGGTTATGAAAAAAAAGGTACTAAGAAGATGTATGGCAAAACATATAATAATTGTGTAAAAAAATAAATAATATATCATGAAACAATTAACTAAAATAAAACAAAGCAACAAGACCACAAATAGAAAAAAAATGAAATTTGCTGATGGAGGTAGTAATAGTTCATCTGGTAATGTTCTTAAAGATGCTGCTGCTATTATTTCTAAAGCTGCTGCTGCTGCTAAAGCTAAGGCTGCTGCTTCTTCTAAAGCAACAATTCAGGCATATCAACCAAATATGTTGAAGGCGCAACAGAAATTTACTGATGGTACTACTAAATCTGCTTTTAATTTAGATGCTGAAGTTAAGAAAGCAATGAGTGGTGCATATGGTAGTGGATCTGCCAGAAAAACAGCATTAGGTGCTAATTATTCTAAAGTACAAGCTGAGATAAATAAAAGAGCCGCTGCAAAAAAATCTACAACTGCACCTAAAGCTGAAACTAAGAGAGAGGCTCCATCAATGTCTACAAAATCAACACAAGAAGCAATGAAATCAGCTTCAACTCCACAATCTAAAGCTAAATCAGAACAAGTTAATTCATCAGAAAATGATAACATGTTAGTTAATAAACCTGGTTATGGTGCAAAAAAGAAATTAGGTGGTGCAGTTAAAAAAATGTTTAAGAAAAAGAAAAAGTAATGGCAATTAAAAAAACAACAACTAAATCAACACCGGCTAAGAAAACAAGTTCTTCAGTTGGTATTTCTATTTTTGGTGGTAAAGCTGATATGAGAAAGTATGAAATTGAATCTGCTATGTCTACATTACAAAGAGCTTCTGAGATTCAGAAGAATACTAAGTTAATGGCAGATGTAAAAAAGATGGCAGCTGAAAAAGCAAAGGAGTTTACTAATATTGCAGCAGGTAAAAAGATTTAATCATGGACAGAATAAAAAGATTAAAAGAAAAAGAAACAAGACTTGTAACCA